GTCGATCTGAACATTGCGCACTGCTGGCCACTGCGCCTCGGGCCCAGAGCCTTCGCGGTACCAAACTTTGTACGCGGCGATGGCGGACAAATCCTGATCGAGACGTAACAAGTCAGTGTTGAGTTCTAGGTTAGGGCCGCACACGACGCTCGCGTTATCGAGCAGCATGCGCACAGCGGCAGCGACCATCATTTGTGAGTCGCGTATCGCTTGCGGTAGACCAAAGCCGACTGGGCTGGTGTCGTCCTCATCGAACAAGAACGTGTGGATCATCCGCGGTATCGGTATCGAAGGCATCTCCTTGGCGAGTTCCTCCCAAGGATTGAGACGCGCACCAATGACGTTGGCGTCGAGCATCCAGATTTCCGCGTCGATGTAATCGGAAAGCTTGTCCGCAGAAACCTCTACACCGACCTCCTGGAGCAGCGCGCCGTCCACTGAGCCATGCCACACCATGACCTCGTACTTCATCGTCTCCGTTTTCATTTCGTTGACGTTGACCTTGACGCCCATCGCCCGCAGCTCCTGTTCGAACTGCTGCGGACGATAATTGCCTACGGGGTAGCGCGTGAGATAGGAGTCGATGACGTTCTGGAAAAAGTCAGGTCTTCCTCCTAACTCCTTCACCTGCGTCTTGCTCATGACAAGGCGCACGAAGTAGCCGTCCATGCCCGTCAACGTCTTGGCGCTCAGATCAGGGTAGAAATCCCAAACCGGGAGAAATTCAAAATAAGGTTTGAAGACTGTCTGCTTGATCGGCTTGACGATCGGCGTCGGTGTGGGCGGCGCCGCACCATTCATCTTCGGCGCACCGCCGTTCATTTGCTGCGCACCCGATGTGGGTAACCCTTGGCCAGGCACCCGCATTGTAGGTAATCCCGGCTGATTAGGTGGACCGGGCGGCCCAGGCTGTGCTGGGGACAACCCTGTGGGTATACCTGCCGGCGGCTGTATCACTTTCCACGTCACGCTCTCCGACTTGCGCACAAAGGGTCCACGCAGGACACCAAGGCCATACATAATCCCGGAGCGGATCACTGCACGGTTCAAGGCGACGTAATCCAGAGCTTGGTGCCCGCCTAACTCCTGCAACTGGTCGTCGATTAGCCGACCTAATTTATCGGCGCGCAAATCAGCGTAACGCTCAAGTGCCGTCATCACATAGCCGTTGAAGGCGAACGAATCAGATGGGTCAGGTGAGGGCACACCCGCCATCTGATCCTTCTCTTGAGCCAGCTGGATTGCCTCCCGAACTTCTTTGACAGTGATATCCGGCCACGGCGACGCATGGATTTCCCAGTTGCGCTCGTTGCCCTGGAACATCAGGTTCATGATTCGCGCGAGCACGCTAATGCACTTTGTTCTTGTGATCTTGGGGTACGCCTTGGACCGATTGGGCGACATCGCCTTCTCGACCTCGGGATCGTAGATGCCAAGATACTGGCGCTGGTTCGCCAACCACCGCAGCTCGACGATGCGGCGATCGCTGACGTACTGCATGAATATCTGATTGAAGCGCTGACCTAACGTGCGAAGCACTTCAGAGGAAATCTTCTTGACCGGTGCGTCAGACCCAGGAGGAACAGACTTATCCTTGCCGGGAGCAGGCGTAGGAATATCAAGAGCCGGCGGCTTGAGAGCCGGATCAGGATATGCCTTCGCCGTATTCAGCGGCGTCCCTGAAGTCTCGATCGGCATTCTATCTACCTATCGCACATGGTAGCTGTTGCGATCCGGTTGGCGCAGCCATGGCGCACCCTGGCGCTTCGCAGCGAGGCTGCCCGCGGGTAGACGATAACGTGTCTCGCGCTGGCGGTCACGATGGAAGAACCGGCACATATAGCCAAATGCGTCGCCGGGATGGGAGTAGGGGTTCTTGTCCGGCTCGTACCCGCGCAGCGTCTCGCGCTTGAGATCGGCGGCGTACCTCCAACCCCCCTTGAGCGCACGGATCAGCATCTGACAGGAAGGGTCAATCTGCAGGGCCGGGCGACCCTCGATGAGCTGTGAGGTGTAATAGTCGATGGCGTCCAGGCGCAATGGAAAGCGATTGTTGGTCTCCACGTCCACGTCGTAGTGCTGGCGGAAAACCTTCACCACCGTGCGCTCGTCGGTCTGCGTTCGAGACGACGCCGCCGGGTCAGCCGCAACAATGATGTTCGAGACCTGCGGGAACCGGTTTCGCAGCAGCGGCTGAAGTCGTTCCTTGATAAGACGTTCGGCCCCCATGCCCTCCTGAGTCAGCTCCGCGAAGACTCTAATGCGTCCGTCGTAGTCCTGCTGCCCGAGGATCATGGCCGAGCCGGTGATCCCCGGATCGAGGCCAACGATCAGCGGGAAATAAGGATTAGGAATCAAAGTATTGGGAAGGGCAACGTGGAGGTCGGCGCGAAACCCGGGAACTACTGCTTTGCCGGCGATCGAGAAGCCCCACTCGGCGTCGACGAACTGCCGGACCCAGATTTCACTCTTACCGGCGATCGCGTCGAGGTAATACTGTTTGCCACCAGGAAGGTTCTCCAGGTTCTCGGCGTCGGGCGATAGCCCTCCGGGCTGGTGGTAGTAGGACGCAATTGGTTCCATGGACGTCTGGGAGGGATCGGCGCCGATCCACATCGCCACGGCACCGATCTGATCCGGAACTTGTTGGGGCGACGGGGCACCCGGCGGACGTCGGTATCTGCGAACAGCAGGACCGTGCAAATAATCGTACCACCACACGTCCTCCGTACCAGGGTTCGAGCTACCCCACATCCCCCAGATCGTGACAGGGGTCCCATCCGGTTGGCGGTAACGACCTAGCCGAGCGCTGAGCGCGTCGACGATCGCCTTCGGGATTTCCACGAACTCGTCAATAATAGCGAAGTTGATCTCAAGAGAAAGGACGCGCCGCACGTCGTCGGGAGTGTCGAGCGGCCGGAACAGCACGGTGCACTCGACGTCCCCGTAACGAAGTACGAATATCTTGTCGGTCGCGCTCCACTGCCCTGCGACGCCGTCTTTGAACCAGTACTCCCATGACGCGAGCGTGGTGTCCTTGAGCATCGGCAGAGTGTTACGGACGATGACGGCCTTAGTCCGTTTGATCCCGTCAGGAGACGGAGCCTGCTTCATCGCCATGAAGATGAGCTTGAAGAACAACGCAGTGGTCTTGGCGGAGCCCACAGGCCCCACGATCCAGTCATAGAACAAGCCCTGATCGCGATAGTCGCGAATGAACGCCCGCACCGTAGGCGAGGGTCGATAGTCGATTATGCTGGGCATCTCATGACTTCTTCTCGGCGCAAGCCGCCATCGCTTTTTCCGTCATCCGCTCCCAAAGTTCCTGGTTCGCAATAAAACGATCACTTTGTTTGACTTGCAGATACGTCGTCATGCCGATGTAGAACAAGTTGAAAACCACCAGTGCCAGGATCACCGGTGTCGAGGCTAGGCTCTGGATCAGCGTGCGCGCTGTACCGCCCGCCTCTTCGGTCATGCCTGGGTTCATTAGTCGTCGATGCCCTTGGACGCTGGCGTCTTGTGGAACTCGGAGCGGGTAGCGTCGACACGGGCATCGCGCTCCTCGAACTCCTTGTCGAACTCGTTGAGATCGCCCGAATAGCAGGGATCGTATTCGCCACCTTGCGGGCAATAGCCGTTGTCTTCAGGAGTTGTCGCAGTCGGGATTTTTGGAGCTGCCATTTTGTTCTCCTGTTTTAATGTATTATGGATTCTACGTTTGTTCAGCTTCCGCCTTTGTTCTTACTTCTTCGCTGGAGGCGCGCCTTTGCGCAAGGGAAGCTTGGCGAGATCGGCCTTGCTCTTTTTCTTATCCGCCTCGATGAAGTCTTTACCGACACTCGGCGGGATGCCCAAGGTGGATTTTCCCGCTTTGGCAGCGAACATGGCGCCGCGTTGTTTCTTGCTTTCGCTGGGCATCAGTGCAGCCTCTTTATTTGTGTGAGTCTACCCTCCGACGCGCACGCGGTCAGCATGCCGCCGTTGAGCATCGGGCACAGCACGAACATCGCCTGTTCGATATCATCGGTCAGCATGCTCTCGTCGTCGACCATCTGGAACACGACCAGCGTGCCGTAGTCCGGGTGCTCGAAGATGATCGGTGCATAGGTCATCGCACTCGTCTTGCCGAGATGTAGCCGGTCGCCGTCGTCGCCGGCCCGAGCGCCACCAGGAACACTGTCGTGTTAACACTAACATTGAACCGGCACAGGCTGGTGTTGAAGTTCTGCGCCGCCTTGCCGTAGGTCAATGACTGATCGAACAGCGTACCAATGCCGGCCGCCAGTTGTGCGGGCGTCGGCAACGTGTTCGAGGTGTTGCTGACTGCCACGGCATAGCGCGTTCCGGCCGTAGCCGGCGACACGAAGTTGACGTTGCCGCCCACGGTCCAGTCACCGGGCGTCAGCACGAGCTGCCCGATGTTGATGGGCGTGTTGAGCGTGAGGTTTACTGCTGTGGTGATCTGGGCTGACAACTGCTCGCCGACGTTGCCGGCGGCGGCGTTAGAACCGTCGGTCACTCCCTTGATCGGCGCACGGCTCGTGTCGGTCGGGTGGACGTGATCGCCGCGCGCCCAGCTCGAACTGGTGCCCGCGGCTGCGTTGCCATCCATCGCAGGGATGGCAGCGGAGCCGACCGGCACGGCGCCGCCCGTGATGTATCCAGCCGGATTACTGGCGTCGTACTTTGTTGGATCGTGCGGGACAAAGATGAGATTGTCGGAGCCGAGAACAGCCTGATTGCCGACGTTGGCGCTGACCGAGCTTGGTCCGGCGGGGCCCGTGGGCCCGGGAGGGCCCGCCTGTCCTGGCGCGCCTACGATGCCCTGCGGTCCCTGCGGTCCCTGCTGGCCTGCGGGACCTGGGGCGCCTTGCGGTCCTTGTGGGCCTGCAGAGCCCTGATCGCCTACTGCTCCCGCCGGGCCCGCTGGACCAGGGCTACCATCCTGTCCAGCCGCTCCGGGGACACCATCTTGGCCAGCTGGTCCAGGTGAGCCTGCTGGACCTGCTGGTCCGACATCACCGGCGGGGCCAGGAACTCCAGGTGAGCCGGCTGGGCCCGGGGGACCAGCATCTCCCGGTGAGCCAGCGGGGCCAATGGGGCCAGGGGGGCCAATCTCTCCCGCGGGGCCTGCTGGGCCAGCTGGGCCAGCCTCTCCTGCCGGGCCTGCCTCTCCTTGAGAACCTGCCTGTCCTGCTGGGCCAGCCGCTCCATCCGCTCCTGCGGGTCCGGGCGTGCCGGGCGTTCCGGCCGGGCCAGTCTGGCCTGGCGGTCCGGGCGGTCCGGGTGGTCCACCTGGCGCTCCATCTGCTCCTGCGGGGCCGGTCGCTCCGGGTGGCCCCTCGGGGCCGGCCGGGCCAGGCGCTCCGTCTGCGCCGGGCGCGCCCACTTCACCAGGTAGACCGGGCACACCGGGTGTTCCTGCAGGGCCGGATTGTCCTTGAGGTCCTGCGGGTCCCGCGGGGCCGGGAGGACCATCTTGCCCTGGACTACCTTGGGGGCCTTCTGGCCCCACGGGACCACTATCTCCACCCACTCCGGGTGGGCCGGGAGGGCCGGCGGGGCCTGGAGGTCCTTCTGGACCTGGTGGGCCAACTGTTCCACCTCCTGAGGAGAGTGCGGACCAGGAAGCACTTTGTCGTCCATAAATCTCTCCATCGGTTGGAGCTTCCGGGATGCCTCCACCTCCGGCGCCGCCGCTTCCTGCGGGGGTGTCGCTGAAAACCCAGCGGGTCTTTTCACGCTTTGGGTCTGGATAGACAGCAACCAATGACCAGCCTTGCTGACCCTCGACGTTGAGGTCCGCTTCCGAACCACTCGGTTCACTGGGAGCCCACGGGTGGTCCACTACTCTGTAGTTTACAGGCCCGCTTTGCGGGGTTGGCTTGGGCTTGTCGGGCTTGCTGGTGGGTGTGTCACTCATCGGCTGAAAATCCAGCGGGTCTTTTCGCGCTGCGGGTCCGGATAGATGGCAAGCAACCGCCAGCCATCCTGGCCGATCTCGGTCAGCGCCGCTTCGGTATTGTCAGGTTCCATAGGGGACCATGGGTGGTCGACCACCTTGTATTCGACTGGCGCGCCAACGCTGCGCACCTCGGCGTGCGCGCGCGGGGATGAAGACATCGAGACGCTCGCTGACGATGAGGCTGATACCGATACTTGCCGATTGCCAGGTGTGTCGGTCACTTGGGCTCCTCGGGCTTGGGGTTAGTCTGCGGTGACGTCGGCGGCGCCGGCTCTTCGGGCTTCGCTTCAGGCTTGAGGTCCAGCGGCGCAGGAGGCTCCAGCGGCCAGAACCGCAGCGGCGTGATCTTTGGAAAGGAGAACGGCGGCCAGTTCTGAGGCTGTACCCGCGGCGGCAGCTGAAGGAGCTTGATCGCGTCTTCGGGCAGGATGCAATGCATGGTCTTCTCGGTCAGGAGCTGCTGGTCCTTGACCACGACGGCCCACTGCTTGAAGACGTTATCCTGCGCCACGAAGAGTTCTTTGACTGTCTTCTCGGCGCGGCTTGCAATGATCGACACATAATAAAAAAGGAAGATCAGAAACGCGATGTTGAGGACGATGTTGGCTAGCGCCAGCGGGTTGGCGCGCAGCGCGTCGACCACGCCACCGGCAGTCTTGACGCCTTCTTCGAGGACACCCATCGCAGACCTCCATCTGCTCAGGGTATACCATGATTGCGTTTAGTCACCCAGGTGCAGGTTGATCGTCAGCCCGGCAACCGCCAGCGCCGATGCTTGGGCGTTGGCCCGCGCCTTCTGCTCGACGCTGGCGTCCAGTCCGGCGCAGCGAACCGTGAACATGATCAGCTGCGCCTTCACTGACGCGGAGACCTGATCCAGGGGTTTGTGGATCAGCGCCCAGGAGGTCTTGAGCAGCTCCTCGCTTTGGGCGCGCGCCTTGAGCTTGAAGCTGGCGCCGTCTTCCTTGAGGGTCTCGGTGGCTTCGAGCACGGCGCGGCGGAACGCCGGGTCGGCCTTGAGGCGACCGTACTCGAACTTGTCGATGCCGTAGGCGGCGCAGATATCCCTGACGGGCTGCTGCGCGAGCGCGAGTTCCAGCGGCAAAGAAGGCGGCCAACCCAAGGAAGCGGGATCGGCCGTGAGGTCCATGAACTGAGCAGGGAGGTTAGCGCTCATGCGGTGATTTATAGCACGCTTCGTTTTGATGGGTAGACACCCACAAAAATCTTTTCCCGGCATTTGGCCTTGCAGTGTAAGCTATATACTGGTGTATAGGATGATTTAGGGGATTTTCAGGAAAAATATCTGGGCGATGGGCAAAGGCCCGCAGGCACCCGCGAGCGATCCCCTTGGTGCCCTTGCTCTGCCAGATAAGAATTACTCCATAGGCTAGGGGTAGAGCGGGATGAGGTGTAACATCGTGTAACACCTCGATTTGACACAAGCTATGCACCATGCTATTGTTTGATTGCTGGCACGGAATGCCAGTGCAACAGCCCTGTAGGGCAGAAAGAGTGACTTATGACAAACGTTCAATCGATCGTGACTCCCGCGACCAATGGCGCAATCCATGCCAAGACCAATGGCAAGGCTAAGGCCAAGGCCAACGGCTCGACATCGCTAACGCCAGCCCAAGCTATCGACATTGCCTTTGAGTATGGGCAGACCATGGCAGGGCAGGACGGCGCCTTGACTAGTGCCTTCGCCACGTTCAAGGCGAACGATAAGGTAATCGCTGATATGGTCCAAGCTTTGACGGAAGGTTACTTTGTCCGGAAGCTTAGCTATGACCGGGATGAGGCAAAGCGGGTTATTGGCTTGAAAAAGTACAATCAACTCAACCCTGCTAAGAATACCGATGACAACCGGACGGCGGAGCAAGAACGGGTTATGACGGCCGTTCGCGTCCTAGTCTCCCGTGCCAAGCGCATGGCAGGGATCACGGAAGCCAAGGCGGACACGGCCGTCAAGGCGGAGCAAGTCAAGGCGGAGAAAGAGGCGCACGAACAGCGCTTGATCAAGGCCGATGAGATCATCAATCCTCCGGACGACGTCGACGCTTTCGACGCTCTCAACCGGATGGTGCTTTCGATGAAAGCAATCCAGAAAAAGTATGCCGCAAAGCTTGTCGGGGATCGCGGCTCGGAATGGCGCGATTGGCTCGCCAACGCTCCGCGCTAAGCCTTCACTCTCGACTAGGGGCGCCCCCCCAAGCGCGCCCCCAGTTTTTTGACA